TGCCCACCGACTTTACGCTTGGGGCTTGGTGTGGAGAACAGTTTACGTCGAAGCTGATGCGACTCCAGCGAGAATCGTCCGATTTGGGTTGAAGATGATTGAGCCATGGTGTTTCAATAATAAGTTTCTGTAAAAAGATTGACATGTTGTCCGCACGTTCTTTAGATGCGGAAATTATCATTATTTTTCTTTCTGGGTCATTGAATAAAGTCCAGAGAACAAACGCTCCAGTAATCCAACTTTTACCAACACCACGGAAGGCTTGGATCTGGAGACGCTTCGGACCATGCTGTAAGTAGTCCGCAATT